GTACGAAGAAGAACAATTTACCAATTGGTAAGTTCATTGCTTGTACTGATACGATGTCATTCGCTAATAATTTAGAGAATACACGACGGATAATAGGGAAAACTACAGTTTCAAAAGAACCTGAAGAATCTGCTACTGCCGCTTCGTTAATCAAATATGACGCTTGGTTTTCATACAATTGCGCGATATTATCTTTTTGGTGACCGTCAAGACCTTCTAAAAAGCCTAACTCGTCCCATTTTTTAATGGTATCTTCCTTGATAACACGTAAATGTTTTAATCCGATGTTACCAACCATACCTGATTCTAATAATGCTCCCATTTTTAAAATATTTTGTTTTTTTAGTTTATTTTATTTTGCTCATCAAATCTTTCATTCTTCTAAATTGAGGATTCTCGTAAGCTTTAGACTCAGCTAAAACTTGATTAGAAGATGTAGACGTTGATGGTGCGTTAGTGATTTTTGTCGCAACTGATTCGGTAACCGTAGTTTTTGAACCTAATTCAGTTTTGATTGTGCTGAATAAAGACTTAGCTTCATTCATAGTAGAAATAGAATCAAATCTCTTTAAAATATTCAATTTCTCTTGTTTTGTTGTTGAATGTTCAGTGAACAAACGTGTAGCGTAAGCTAAGTTTGCGTTGAATACTGCAACTTCATTTAGTTTATCCTTGAATAACACTAACGCCTTTTTATATTCAGCGTTTTGTTTTTTCAATGTTTCAACCTCTTCATTGATAGATGAACCTGCTTTGTACATTTTTTTAGATGGTAAACCAGCTCTTTTCATACCGTTCTTGTTTCCGTGAGGGTTTGATTTTGTACGTGCAGCTTCAGTAGCTTCAACTTTTTTAGGTTCTTCAACCTCATCTTCTTCATCTAATTCGATTTCGTAGATTGTTTCCTCATCATCTGTTGATGTTATATCTTCGTCGTTAGACATACCGTCTAAAGATTCATCTTCTGTTGAAAATTCATCTCCCATAGACATGTCTTCACCGAAAGACTCATCAACATCAGGAGTTTCTTCTCCATCAAGTTTGATAATATATTCGTCTTCACCATCCCCGAATTCAACATTGTTACCGTCTTTTTTAACTACAATACCATCTTCTGGTTTCATAGCTTTGAATACTTTAAGAACTTCATCATCTGAAGCACTCGTCATATCCATAACATCTTCGTCAGATGTTTCATCTTCGGTACCAAAATCATCCATAGATGTATCTTCAGCATCAACATCAGTATCTACATCTGTATCTACTTCAGCATCAACATCAGTGTCTTCTATGTCTGTTGTTTCGTCGTTATCGAGGTTAGTGTCATTTTCAGTGTCGTCAGCTTCAGCATCGTCTGCTTCAGCATCTTCATCTGACATATCGTCTTCCTCTTCGTCAGGAGTAACTTCGTCCTCTGGTTGCTCAGCAACAGGAACTTCAGTCTCATCCTCTTCTTCCATTGATTCTTTAAGCAAGTCGCTTAGTTCTTGTTTCATAGTTGAAGCAAGTATACCTTTTGCATTTTGCTTAACAGCTTCTTCAAGATTTTGCACTTGAAGTAACGCTTGTTCTAAAATAGATTTTTCGTTCATTTGTAAAATTTATTGTTTTATTACCTTATAAATACTTGGGAAATAAGAAAAAATTAACCATTTCAATATAACTGCACCTAAAAAATTAATTATTTAGATAAAAAACTATCTAAGTTGCCCATCAATTTCTTCATTCTATCATCAATTGCTGGTTTCTTTTCTTCTGCTTCTTGAAATTGGTCTCTTTCAGATGGGTCATTAAATACATAAGCACCAGGAGTAGATGGTGAGGATACTAAATCAAAACAAACCAATTCAAAATCTTCTTGAACGATGTTTTGACCTTTTACTTGTTTTAAAGAACCTACACCACGTGATGAAATACCTAAAGTAGCACCATTCATAATTAACATAGCGGCCTGATCTCCTTTAGTAGATACGATACCCATCTTTCTCCAACCTGGAGAAGTGAATAATTTAATCTTACCCATAAGGATTTTACCGTCCCACCATGTTTCAAGAATTGAGTGTGATACTCGATCTAAATCAATAAGTGAAGAAGAAGGGTGGTTTAATTCATTTAACGCACCACCTTTTTTAATAAGTGTTTGATATTTTTCGTTTTCTCTCTTAAGTAACATTTCAGGATATATCCTTCCGTTCTTATTTGGAGTATCAAATTTTTGTAAAACAGCATAAAGAATAAGTTCTTGTGAAAAGTCCATTTCTCTTGCCTCTCTAATAATTTGTTTGTTGTCTTCTGGAGATACGTGTCCTGCATCGTATTCAATCAAAATCCCGTGTCCAATCTCTTTGGGTCCTAATATCTTCATTTATAGATTTTATTACTATAAATACATCGATAACCCTATTATTTTTTAGATTTGTAGAAATTGAATAGTTTTTTATCAGATATACCTTCATCTATAACACTTTCAAATAAATCTTTTACTACGTTTTTGATGTCTTTTGATTTAATATCAAATTGATCATTAACATATAATGTTATTTCTAAGTTCATAAATGACCTTTTTTCTAACTTAATTCCCTTTGTCCTAATATCTAAATCAACAATAGACTGTTCTTTAAAATAAGGACTTTTTAAATTGAAAATTAAATCTTTAATTTTTTTTCTTGATTTACTGATTACATAGTTAAAGTCATCAGTCTCGTTTTCAGGTTGTAACCACGAATTTAATTTAAGATATATGGTTTTCAGATTTTTAAAATCTACGGTACCATAACCGATTTTTACATCATTGTACGTTCCTAATGGAATATACTTACCAATTTTCATTATACATTCATATTATTTTTATTTATGGTGTTAATAAAAAATAACTAAATTATTTCATTATTCCAAAAATATTTTAATATATTTGTAATATATTTATCTATATATGATTATAATTGATTTAACAAAAGAAAAAAGTATTGAAACTGCTTTAAGAACTTACAAACAGAAAGTTCAAAAAACTAAACAAGTTCAAAAATTAAGGGAAAGACAACAGTTTGTAAAACCCTCAGTTAAAAAAAGAACTGAGAGATTAAAAGCGGTTTATGTACAACAAAAAAGAAATGGACTTAGTTAAGTCCATTTTTTAATTCATTTAATCTGTAGTAATTATATCTTGACGGGGTCATTTGAGTTACCTCATCTTTAACAACATTTAATTTAGTGGATAAATCTTTTTCAGATGATTCACTTATAAGTGTTGATACTTGATTAATAATAGACTCTTTTAATTCAGTTGTTTTAGTAATTAATTCTTCGTAAGGAATTGATAGGATATCTTTTAATTCTACTTTTTGTGATTCTGATAATGTGTTAGAATATAAAACATTAAAATTGTTTGTTAATACGGCATTTAATAAAGTTTCATTCGGAACTAATGTCGAATCTTTAGATTCTTTAATTTCCTTCTTAGTTGTTAAATGTTCTACTAATTTCTTTTTTGCTATAACTTTCTTTTCTATGTTTGATAAATTATCTTTTTCAATTAAAATGTCTAATGAATTATAAATTTCATTTTCATTAATTGATTCAACATTTATCATCTTATTTAATGAAGTACAAAATGTAGTTAAATCATCCATTTGTTGTTTCAAAATAGTAATAACTCCTTCAACATATAACTTCGCGGTTTCTTTGTCTTCAATATATTTGTTTTCAATTTCTTCATAGAACAAATACATTTCTTTAAAATCTTTGTTTTCTTTGATTGTTGTTAATATGTCTTTTATCTCAGCTTTATTTTCGTTAGCGTAAGATTCTGTTAACTTACTTAATAATTTACTTTTTATTGTTCCGAATTTGTTCATTTTTAGTCATTTAAAATATCCTTCAATTTATTTTCTATTTCATAAATATTCTGTTGTGCACGTTTCATATCAAATAGTGCACTAAAATCTTCTTTCTCTTCACCTAACATACCTAATATTTTAGATTTCTTAGATTTTGTTGGTAAAGTGGATTCACTTAATGGTGCCTCACCTCCAGCCGCTGGTGCTGGTGATCCACCTGTATCCATTGGTGGCATTCCACCACCTTCTCCACCTGGTGCTTCTGCACCCATAGCACCTGCAGCTTCAAGTTTTTCTCTTTCTTCTTCAGGGATTCCATATTTGGAATCAACCTCATCGAACACACCTGATCGTTTAATAATATTCTGTGTATTAGTTAATTCGAAACCTATTGCTCTTTCTAAACGTTGTTGTTGTAAATCAAGTATAACTTCACTATCACTCAAACCTAAAATATTCTTCTTTGCCCATGTATGCGAAACAGGCAAGATAC